GCGCAAGCATTGGGCATCGCTCCGTCGCCCTCCCAAGACAAGAGAGGAGTACCTCGAAGCGCTGCGGCGCACTGGCCTCTGCGCGCTCGCGCGGCGTCTCGAGGAGCACGACGCGCTCTTGGCCGGCTAATGGTCGGGCGGGCCTATGGCGCTGCCGTACGTGTGTTCGTGGCCAGTGTCAGAGCGGGCACGGATACTCAAACGTCCGCTTACCAAACGACTGTTTATCAATGGTTCGCACTTTGGGCAGGCTCCGTGTCTAAAGTGCGAGTGCTCGCCGTCGACGCCGAGATCATCCGGTGGAGCAGACGGCGGGCGATTGAGCTTGCGCCGCGCGTCGTCCCACTTCGAGCGCCCGGTCGGCCCCAGGCCGATGCTAGGCGGATGGGCTTTCGCGGAGGAGGCGCCGGTTTCCCGCACCACGGCTCACGCCAAAAACCCGCCGACGAGTGCCGTGCTCTGCCAAAATGCTTGGACCACGGCGTCCCCATCATCTGTGCTGCGGCCGATCCGCTTGCGGATGTCGTCCTTGCTCTCCAGCACGATCTTCCCCCCGCTGCTCATCCTCCAATGCGGCGCCGTCAGGTCGCCCGTCAGTATATCGTCGGGCGGCAGCGCTATCGCGTGCCCCTGTGCGGGATCGAGGAGTTCTCGCAGGCTCCACCAGGCCGCTGATCGCAGGTTGGCGAATTGCAGCGTCTGGCTCACGTCCTGCCAATCCGTGTGCTCGCCGGCATGGAATGACTGGACGTTGGCGCCCTGCTCGCGCAGGCGGTGGACCACGCCGGCGCCAATGCCGATCACGTCCACGATGGCATATGCCTCGGTCCCAGCGATTGCCGAGACGGCATGGCCTGCCGTCTCCATCGTGTCCTGGCGCGAGAACTTACGTAGTTCACGTATCGCATCCCCATGGCGCATGGCAAGCACCGTTCGGTCCGCGCCTTCTCCTGCCACGTCCACGCCCACGCAGGTTAAGTCGCCCCAGTCCTCGGTTTCGCTCAGCGCCTCCCACCGCTCGTTGGCGGCCGCTACCCATGCCAGCGGGATGATGCCATCGGCCTCGCTCGCAGCGAACTCGCCGAGGACGCGGTTCTGGTAGACGGCACTCTCCTCACCCCATTGTAGACGGCGCTGCTCGGCCCACTCCGGCAGCACTCTGCCGGCCGCGATGCACTCGGCAAGCGTCACGTGCCGCACCCACCAGTCCTCGAACCCTGGCTTGCGACTGTGGATGTCGTAGAAGCGTCCCTGCGGTTCGCCCGGTGTACTGATCGCCAGCGCCATGCAGTCACCCGACGCCAGCGCGCCCTCTGCCGCATCCCATGTCGCTCCCGGTATTGCCTTCGCCTCGTCGAAGACGTACAGCAGTCGGTCGGCGTGGGCGCCTTCGATGGACTCCGGCCTGTCTGACGCCACCGCGAAGGCCTGGCCGTGTTCCAGCTTGAGGATCAGGTCCAGCAGCTCGGCCCGCTCGCTGAATGGGATATCGCGCCCGAGCCGATCCCACCGCAGCCGCCCCGCCCACTTGTGGAGCTCCGGCCAGAGGTAGTGATCCAGTTGCCTCCAGGCGGAGGCAGTCGTCACGGCTTTCCAGTCCCCGCCGGGCAGGCCGTCCCGGGTGAGGGCGAACCATAGAATCGCCCATGCTGCCACCCCGCTCTTTCCCAAACCATGCGGTCCCCGCACCGCCACCCTGCGGCGCCGGGGTAACTCCCGCAGTATCTCCAGCTGGTAATCGGCCGGGCCCTCTCCGGGGGCCCAGGTGAGGCACTCGGCCGCGAACAGGGCAGGGTCCTCCCGGTAGCGCGCCAGCCGCGCTTTGGCTGCCTCAGCCGCTAGTTCGCGGGCGGCCAGCGCCAGCAGACTCGGTGGCTTACTCGTCTGCTTCGATGCCATTGATCTTCTCGGCAAGCTCCTGCCACCTTTCCGGAGGACAGAACTCCTGCATGATGCCCACGAGCTTCCCCACCGTCTCCCGCGTGTCGGTCTCCCTGCGCGTTATGTCCGTTGGCTCTCCGGAGAGAAGCCGGTCCAACTTCTGTCCCACCTCCAGCAGCGTCGAAACCTTCGCCAGATGGGGCAGCAAATCGGCGAGTGCCATCTGATCCAGCTGACCGGCCTCCACTGCTTGCATGACGCGCAGCAGCACGCGCCGGGCTACCGTGCAGGCGGCCAGCGCTTCCTCTTTCCGCAAGCGGCGCTGGCGGAGCTCCTCCTCCTGCGTCGCGAGCCGCGCCTTCAGCTCTCGATCCAGTTCTTGGTCGCGGGCGAGCGCGGCCACCTCCTCGTCCCAGGCGAGCGCCCTTTCCTTCCAGCGCCACCGGGACATCCACCGCGTCCAGTGGCCGTGAGGCCCGCCGGCTCCTTTTCCGCGTCGCTGGCGCGCCTGGCCGGGCCGGTTGCAGTGGTCTTCCCACGCCCGCTGGAGCGAGCGCTCCGCGGGAGGGAGGCGCCGGTAGCATTCGAAGCCCTCAAACGCTTGGGCCGATTCCCCTTGCTGTCGTTCCCATGCTTGCTTAGTCATCGATCCTCACCGCCTCTCTCTGGGTGAACTCCTCCCAGCGGGCCAGTATCACTGAACAGTAGCGGGGGTCCAGCTCGAAGCCATAGCATCTCCGGCCGGTGCGCTCGGCCGCGATGATCGCGGTCCCCGATCCCAAGAAAGGATCGACCACGAGCATCCCCGGCTCGGTGGAGTTCACGATGGTTCGTTCGATCAGAAGCAATGGTTTGATCGTTGGATGGCCTTCGTTCTTCAGTGGCTTATCGTGTGCCCAGAGCGTGCGCTGGGTGTTGTCGCCATGCCAGCGGGGAGTCTTCCCGCGCTTGAAGCAGTAGTAGACGGGCTCATACCAAGGTTTGTACTGCGCGAAGAGCGACCCCGTGCCGTTGTTCTTCGCCCAACAGATCAGATTCCGATCCTGCCAGCCGATCTCGTCGAGCGCCGCTAGCAGCTCACGGATCCGGGCGGAGGCGAACCAGATGTATAGCGGGGCCGCGTCGTCCGAGTACCTGTACGACAGACGCAGCGCCCCGACCATGAGCGCCCGGTACTGCTCCGGCGTCATCTCGTCCCAATAGGCATCGGGCCGCTCGTTAGTCTCGCTGCCGTGCGCTCTCCTCGCGGTGGCGCTCCCCACGCTTCTTGGGTCAAGGGTCCGCTGACCCCGGTAGTTGACCGCATATGGTGGGTCCGTCGAGATGGCCTGTGCCAACTCGCCCGCCATCAGCCGCTGCCAGTTGTCGGGATCGGTGCAGTCGCCACAAAGCAGACGGTGGCGACCGGGTTGCCAGATCTCCCCCGGCTGCACCCGCGTCGGGCCCTCTGGCTCGGCCTCCATCGCGGCCGCGGCATCGAACGTCTCTTCGCGCGCCTGGGCGTCCGCGATTCCGAGCCTGGTGATGAGGTCGCCCAGATCGTCCTCGCTGTACCCGCTCGCCGCGAGCTCATCGTCGTCGGCCAGGCGCTTGAGCAACGCGGCCAGGGCCGGCTCGTCATCGATGGCGAGTTGGGCGGAGAAGTTATCGGCTATCAGGAACGCGTCCGGGTGTTTTCCCGTGTAGACGTGCACGGGGACCTGACTGTACCCCTCCAGGCGCGCCGCCTCCACCAGTCCGTGACCGGCCAGCATGGTGCCGTCGGCCTTGATCACCACTGGCTTCTGCAGACCGTGCGCGCGGATCGAACGGCGGAGCACCTCGATCTGCTCGGGCGGATGCCGGCGGTAGTTCGCGGGGTGGGCGGTGAGGCTGGCAACCGGCCACAGCTCGATGCGTAGCACGTCGGCGGGGTCAGCGGCCGTCGGCTTCGCCTGCTCGACGGCGACACCCGCCGGCCGGCGCTCGGTGATGCTGAAGGTCGGCCCCTCGGGTTCGGCCTTGTGCTTCTCTGACTTCGTGCGCTTAGTGGACACGACCCTGCTCCACGCCAGGCAATACCTGGCAGGCTCAGGGTCGCGCACGATCCCAGGGGCCAGCGGCGCCACGCCGACTGCGTGTTATTCGATGGCACCCGCTGCCCGGCGGGGCCTACGTTATCTGA